CTTACTTAGTAAAGAGGTTACAACTCCTTTACAATTCCTACCCAGTCACGTATTCACTAGTATAATAGTATAGTAGGTAGATTAACTACCTACATTGTGTTTAACTAAAAAGGAAAATCTATGAACAAAGAAAGAAAGTTCAAAGACGGCTGGGAAATAATACCCCAAGTTGATGTCATTATAAATATACTGGACACTATCTCATCAGAAGGTAAGGAACAAGACAGAGTGCACGATATCATGCAAGATTTACTTGGGGACTGTCATACAGAACTCAGTTATTACTTTAGTGAAAGTCACGGTTTTGGTGACGGTAGTGACTCCGAGAAAGTGCGCGAAGAACTCCCTGATAAATGGCATACTGTGTACAGTTCTGTATACCTCAATGACCTACCAGATAGTGGTTATAATATTATTGATGTAGGTTATGGCGAGGTGTACGCTGGTGAGTCGTTTGATCAACGGGACGTATTCATATGTTTATCAATGAACGGTTGCTCTTTAGCTAGTGCCCTTAGTGAATACTATAAGTTTACTGTCCCAGTATTCAACAGGTATTCATTATTTGGTATAAAGAAAATGGTAAACGCTATGAATAATCAATAAAATGGAGGAATGCTTATGGAAAATTGGGTAAACCTAAAAAACGGTGGGGAAATATACGAAGGAGCAGACGCTTCTGACTTCCCCGAAGCACCGTTAGGTAATGAGATTGGTGAATATGAAAATGATAATGTATTTATAATTATTCACGCTAGTGAAGATGATAATTATACTTATATCACTCATCGATTCCCTGGAGGTGCTGGTGACACAGGCATAGTCATGCGGTTTAAGAAATATACAAGTGCTACCTAAAGGCTTTAGAGTCACGTAGTCGCTAGTATAATAGTAGTATAGGTTGAATAACCTATACAGTGTTTAATAAAAAGGAGAATGCTTATGCAAAAACAACGTGTAAAAGGTAAGCCTATTTCATTAATAGCCCAAGATATTATTCACGATGTGGATAATATCAGGGAAATAATGGAAAGCGAAACAGGAATGAGTGTTAGTAAAGCAAACGTCATACGAGCGTGTATTAAAGCGTGGTATGATATTAACAATAATGGTTAAAATGGAGAATACTTATGACTAAGATCATATACGCCAAATATCCTGGCAAATGTAAAGTGTGCGGTAATAAAACCGAACGCAATGAGGAGGTGTCTTGGGCACCTGGAGAGGGAGTGAAACATTTAAAATGTGACTTTACCCTAACACCACCGTCAAGTGACGATGCTGAGTTTATGAAAGGTGTCAATGACGTGCGACAATACCACGAAGAAAGAGACCTACTTGGCAGGGAGATGGCTGAAATGTTAGCTATGCAAAGAGAGTACGATGAGTGCTAATAACGTAATACCATACTGTAACTACTGTGGAGCAACTGGTCCATGGGAGGGTTATATAAGTGCTATAAACCATGAAGAAGGTAGTGGGGAGATAATCCCCACCAACTGTGGCACCTGCCACAAACCCTTTTCAATATCATATAAACAAGAGGAGTAACTAACAACTCGCTTTAGAGTCAACTAATGGCTAGTATAATAAATGTAAGCTAATAAAATAATAAGGAGTAACAATGAACAGTAAAAAAGCTAAACTGTTGAGGAAATCCCTCAAAGAAGGCGGAGTAGACTGGCGTGACTCTCAACCAGTCCAAAGGGAAAAAACACTTCCCGACGGCACTACCGAGCGTCACCCCACCATATTCCAAAACCCAAAAGGCGGTAGGTTTGCCTATCGAGCACTTAAGAAAACAGTAGGAAACAAGAAATGAAACCAGAACTTTACGATACACACTTTTTCAAGGCGATTGATGTATATGGTGAGATCCCAGGATACCTGCAAGAAGCCAGATATGCCTGGAAACACTTACACACAGATGATGACGTAACCCTGCACAGATATAAGAATTACCTTATCATGTCACACAGTGACGGTGATGATCTTGTAATTAAACTACCAACGGAGGAATAAACATGACCAATTACTATCGACCACCTGCTTTTACCGAAGAGCAGGGTAGAGAAAGACTAGTACCTATACCACCTAGAAAATGTGATACACATAATCCTACGTGGTGGATGTCTTTAGAAACTGGAGGTCTCTATAAATTTCACCACGGCACAGGGTGTTGGAGCAGAGGCTTTTACGGAGGACGTGACGCAAGTGCTCCAAAATATGCTCTGCGAGCACACAAGACATTCATGGAAATGACTGTGTGGAAAGACGGTAGGAGAACTTTAAAGTCCCGAGAAGCTTGGAGGAAGATGTTTATAGATGCGTAGAGGTAGACACACCAAGAACACAGTGTATAGGTTTTCCCTAGCACACGGACACGATGATTATGTCTTTGGGGCAGGAACGTTAGAGGAAGGAGCAAAGTTAATTAGAAAGATTGACTTAGAGTTCGAAAGGAAATTTGATACTGAACCAGATAGCTTCTTTACTCTACCCTTCCCTTTTCACAAAGTCCCTATATACGTTATGGAAGGGGCTGATATTACTGCCTGGAATGAAGAACAAGAAGAACTTTTATTCTTTGGGTTTTACTACGACAAAGAAGCAGAAGAGTATATCCCCATGGATGAGGATGAAAAAGACTACACAGAAAAGTATTGGTCTTAAAGACCTGACCTGAAAGTTAGGTTAATCCTTTCCCCCGAGTTAAGCACAGGTGGCACTGCATGAGTGCTAGTCATTTGAGAATGACCGTCAAAAAGTATTGCCTGCCCGTGTCCTATTATGTATCTCTCCTTAGTTAGATAACTGCCCGATGGCCAGATGATATTAATTTTACTGGTGTTGGTTTTCTTTTTAATAAAGTAATGGTATTGGTTCCATTCAAATACCCTAGCAGCCCCCAGCGATATAGAAAACACTACGTCATCTCGCGTGGGTATGGTGTCTGAGTGATGAGGAATACTATCCTCGCCTGTTTTGTACAACCCACACAAACAAAAAGTAAATTCTATGTTCCTTCCTAGTTCCTCGCTTGCGTGGTGTTCCGCCACTTTCTTAAACCAAGCTACGTCTTCGTTACTTTCCCATGGACTAGGGTGCATCTTCTTACCTGCATACCTAAACGAGTGGTCACCGTAACCTCTTGTTTCTCTTCCTTTAACTTCTACTCCGTTGTAGACTCTATTCTGGGGTTTATGCCAGTAATCAAAAGCTGGTAGCCCAACCGTACAACCATCAAGAGAATCTATAAACTCACGCATCCCCAGTACTCCCAAATCCACCACCACCACGTTCAGTGGTGTAACTAAACTCATTAACCACCGAGAAGCTTACGTGTTCTATAGGGACAAACACCAGCTGTGCTATGCGGTCTCCGTTTTGAACTAAATACTCCTTGTTACTGTGGTTCTTAAGATGCACTACTAACTCACCTTGATAATCTGAGTCAATAATACCAACCACGTTAGCAGGCAGTATTCCCTTAACTCCCAGCCCAGATCTAGGGATGATCATCGCGCATAGGGTATGGTCACCTATATGTATCTTATACCCCATAGGAAACCGTACTGTTTCTCCAGGATGAATCATAGCATTATCGCAAGACCGTAAGTCCAGCCCAGCTGAACCAACGGTTGCGTAATCAGGTATATTCCTAGCCTCAGCACGAGGGTCTATGAATATAACTTCAACTTTTTTCATTTGCTTTCTTTTCTAACCAAAACTCTTCGTGTAATGGTTTAAAGTAAGTGTGGTAGCATTGATTCTGCCTATAACCTTCAAATGCATCATAACTTTTAGACTTAGATACAAACCACCCACCGTCCCTCCATAAATAGATATACTCTATAAACACAGGGTCTACGTGCCATGACATATAGTTGTCTAAACTAACATAAGTCTCAGGTTCTTCTGGGCTACTTTTATCACCCAATGACCTCATGTTTCCTATGTCTATTAACTCGTCAGCCTTTTCACGTGTGTCATACTCTGTCAATAACTTGACACCAACTGATTCTAGGTATCCGTCATAATGACAGTAAGCAACCTTCACGCAACCGTCTTCTTGCTCTATTGCAATATTACTTCTAGTTCCCATCTTTTATCTCCACAGGTTCTACGTCTACAACTTTAATATTCCCAACACCATACAGTCTTGTGAACTCTTTAAACGCAATATTATTATAATCTACTTCCTTATCAACAGGAAACGGTGCATCAAACTCGATAGTTATCTGGCACTCTGGGTGTTTCTTCTCTAGAAAAGTAGCACGAAACTTTCTTTTTTCCATTAGTCCTCCACTCTTCCATTAACCACACGATATGCTCTTTTTAAGAACTGTAGCTTGGTTAGTGTGGTAGCATTAGTCATTAAACCGATATGGTCTTTAACCTCTTGCGCACTAATTGGAACGGTGTACCCCCCATTTTCATCTCTGCGTAAAAGACTGCGGTCACTCCCCAATAGTTTCATACGAGTATAAAAGTCTTTCCAGTTTTTCTCGGTAATAGAACTCATGCCTATTGACATAGTTGTCCAGATTAAACTGTTTAACACTTCTGTCATTTGCCCCATTGGATTTCCTTCGTCGTCAAAGGTTCCGTCTGGTTCCCAAGTTTTAGTGCTTTCTTTTACTTTGCTGTAATCATAATTTAACGGCATATTATTTCTCCAATAAGATTTTTATTAAATCTGACTCTGCCTGTTCTATAGCTATGTAGAGTTTGTCTACATTTTCTTTAGCATACAAGCGGTCAGAATCTGCATGATCCGACCATGCCCTGATAGTTCCTAGACTACCAGCGACACGTCGAATTTCTTTTTTCTTATCTGGTTTCATTCACTCTAAAAACCCTCTTGCCAGGAGTACGATTAGCGTACTGGTTAGCGAGAGTGATCAACTCTGGGAAGGACTCTGAAATAGTGCCGATTTGCTCGTCGTCTAAAGGACACAGAGCATCGTGACATTTTTCAATAGCGTATCTGATTTCCCAAGCATCAATAACCCCACAGTCTTCTATGTGGTCTTGCAATGGTACAATTAAATCTGTCGCCATATTATTCTCCAATTTTATTAAACATACATAGGGTTTACCCCTATACTTATATGATACGCTAGATTAAACGACTCTAAAGCCATTTAACCTAATCCCTTTACAATTGTTACTTAAGATCAGGGTCTTGTACCACGTAATTACGGTCGGGACCATAGAGCATTTCCTTAGCACCTGTCATTATTCGCCAAGTGTCCTCCGTAAAAGAGTTCTTTGGCAGATTCTCAAAGTGGGTAATTACTTCGTCTAACTTATTCATCACCTCTTTTTTATGGACAAGTTCTGCTTCTAACTGTTTTATGTACTCTTGTGGATTCATTTCAGCCTCCGTTATCATTAGTTTCTCCTTATTTTTGTGCTAATTTCTTTTTCTGAACAGTATCCAGTATCTCCGCTATGGGTTTTCCGCTCTTAGTTGTCATAGGTGTTATCTTTGCAAAACCTATAATTCCTGCTTCTTCTGCTCGATACATTAATTCTTTTTCACTAAACTGTAGTTTAGGTCTTTTGCCGTGTCTTCTTTCGTTTATTTCTGCTAGTTGCTTATCAAGATTACTGCTTTTTATAGAAGGTATCTTGGACAGACCTAGTTCTTTTCTGCGATTATTTCTTTGTTGTTTTACTGTAGAGTATTTTTGCCCACTGTATTTAGCCTTATGTCTTTTTTCATATCGTGTAGGTTTCATCTGTAACTCATACATCATTATTCTGTCTATTTCTACCGTGTCTTCATATATTGCACAAGCATAACCATTATTTTCTATATCTGTTGCACAATCTGTATAAAGTATTGCTTGTTCTAGTATTTCTGGGTCAACGTAGCATTCCCCCATAACAGCTGGTTCGTGGGGGTATCTGTCTTCTGTTAAATCTGTTAAAGGAAAAGGGTTTTTGGTGTATTTGTAGTTTTTGATATTAATTTTTTTGCATTCCTCTGAACAAATAATATCTGTTCCTAAAGGCATAGGATTTTCACAAACAATACAAAACCTTATTTTTTCTTCTTTACTTAAATGTCGGTATCTGCGTTTGCGGACAATACTTCTACAAGCCTCAGAACAATACTTACGTCTTGATGATGTGCTACTTTCATAAGTAAATTCTTTTTTACATTCACAACAAGTTGATTTGTGTTTTTCTTTGTATTTTTGACGAGTAGGATTACTCTTTACTACTTCCAGAACAGGAAGGAATTCTATAAATCTAATTAATCCTGTTGAAATCGTCTTCATATCGAACGATATCCTCTTCTGAGAGGGGTTTTTCACCGTCACCCCACCAAATCTCTAAGACAACTAAGTCTTTGTTTTTATTCATGTTTCTAAGGCGATGTATGTAACCTCTTGGTACTATAGCCCTTGATTTCTGGACAAGAACGAACGTAGATGTCTGGTTTAGGTCTTCACCTAATGTCATTAGTCCATCCCCTTCTAAAATTGTCCATTCTTCGCTTCGATGATTGTGTTTTTGCAAACTAAACCTTTCTCCAGGAAAAATTCTAAGTTCTTTCACAGTGTAATCTTCTGTTTCAAGAAAAACTTGGTAACTTCCCCATGGTTTTTTAACTAACATATCAAAATAAGAATTTACTCATCCAATAACCCATGACTATGAATCCCATAACAACGTATAAGATCCAAAACAGCACAGATAATATAGCCTTTAACATCCTTGTTCCTCATTTTACACTAAATAGTGTTATTACATCCTCTGGTAGTTCAACTGTTCCGTGTCTACCATCTAATTCTGTTACTTCTAAACTATCAAATAGTTCCTTTTTAAAATCTATACACAGTTTTCCCATAGGTGTTATGATAAAAGCACGAGCATGCGCCTCACAGGGTACTCCCTGTTTATGTCTGTGTATCATATACATCTCTATTGGAAATAATACCGTGTCTTCTTTTTCCAAACCACAATACTCTTTAGTAACGTCGTCTGGGTCCATTTGTCTGTTGTACTCATTTTTCATGCTTTGCCATGCAGCAAGCTTGAGTTGTGGGTAACTTAAACATTTATATCCCTTCATTCAATACTCCTTTCATATAAGTTTTATACCTATATAAACATTATACCTTTGAAGGTAGGAGTGTAAAGGGGTTTAAGGTGATTAAATAGGAATTGCGGTTTTTAGCCAGAAGACTAACAAATAGCGGTCTCCTTCCTCTACTGCTAACCCACGATGCATGTGGGTAAAGCTAGGAAAAATCAAAGCATGACCGTTAGGCAAAGGCTCAACCAACCCTCTGCCTAGAAACTCTGTCCCCCCGCCTTTATAGTCATTAGTGTTTAGGGGAACTACAACAGTTATGTCTGATGTTTGGTCGTGGTGCCATGCACCCTGTTTTTTGTCTTTTATATTGTAGTTAGCTATTTGAATACTGTAGGCTGTTTCTATAAATCTTTGCCATAACACCATAAATATAGGGTTCATCACTGAGTAGACAACACTCATCATGGATAAAAATATATCGGGAGCAAACTCTTCTAAAACTATTTCTGGGATTTGTCTTAGTTCGTCTTCTTCAGGGTTAGGTTCAAAACTAAAGTAGAGTTTCATGTTCTCTACTTCATCTAAAAGCATTTCACAAAACTCAGGTGTGAATAAAGGTATTGTGTACGTTTCCTGAAGAGGTTCTTCTATTATGTTTTTCAAGGGATTTTTTACGAATGCTTCACCCTCATCCATTCCGTTGGATTTACCAAAAGCTAGTATGTCAGGAAGAACTTCCTTTGTCAGTTTTGCCGTTTCCTCGTTTATCATCCACTCTGACCTTACTGCCAGAGGAAAGTTTTTTACCAGATAATTGTTCATATTTTTTTCTCCAAAAATCATCAGCTAAATCAGAACTTGATTGAATCTTTACACCACCTATGTTGAAAATTAATCCAACTCCGTATTGTTGACAAACATCAGCTTCGGGTATATCCTCTCTACCTTTCCTGTCACCACCGTTAGCAAACAAACTTATCTTATTAGATAACTCCTGACATAGTTCTTGTAGTGTTAAACAGACAGTATGGTCTTTATCTATAGAGGGTACTACTCGGTCAACTGCTTTTAAGTTAGCTATGACCTCCATACGCTCCTCAAAAGGCATAAACACGTACCCTTTTTTCTCTTCTAAAAACTCATCCTTGTTTACTATCACTATTAGTTCACCTCCTAATGGGTTAACCAAATCTTTAGCTTCATTAAACATACGGACATGCCCAACATGTATTGGGTCAAACCCACCACTAACTACTACACTACTCATTTTCCCTGCCCCCTGTAGGCTTTCCTACTTCTCTTTTTGTGTTTGTTCATTGTCGATGTTCCTATATTGTTTCGACCAATAGAGGTTTTCTTCCCTCTTGATCCAGTGTTAGAAACATGACTTATATTTACTGTTGCTTTTCTCATTTTTCTCCAAAAAAGGGGAGCAATTACGCTCCCCTCTAAATTGTAGTTAGACTAATTCAATGTAACCCTGCTTAACATCATAAGCTACATCACGTGAACCAAGATTCTCAATATTCTTGTCAAGAACAGTTTGCACTTTAGGTTTCCCTTTATAGTGCTCTAACCTATTCTTAATAATACCTGATTGAACTTTAGCTGCTCGTTCCTCAACGATACTAACCTTCTTGTTCACGTCCAGTTTACTACGGTTCCTCTTACTAGAGGAGTTTGGTTTTCCTGTTACCTTCGCTTTTACAGTTTTAGGTAATTCAGCAGGAACGTACTCCTGTGCTTTTTCGCTTAAGAGAGTAAAAAGACGTTCTGCAGCAGTCTGCTTATCTTTAAACTTCTTAACTGGTTTATCGGCATACTTATTATAAAGCTGTACCATAAACGCTGTTTGCCATTTGACCATGCCACCTGCATTAATTGCATACTTAATGCCCATTGGCATTTTGGCTACGTCATCTGTTTTGACGGCAGTGCCGTCTTCAAGTACACCTATTGCGTACTCATTACTTGGGTCTTGTTTTGACATATGTCTCTCCTATCTTTTCAAGACATTTACTCTAACTCATTTATTTATTAAAGTAAAGTGATTAGTGGTATCTTGTAGTGACACCACGAAATTTAATAAAACCATCTTTGAGGGCTTGATTCATCACATCTAGTAATTCATCATCAGTTAATAATAATGGGTCATTTGAGTCTGCTGGCGTAATCGCCATATAGACTGCTGACCATAAAAAACCAGAAATGAGAAGACTGGGGTGGTATTCCCCAGTCTTAACAAGTTCCTCAGCAAAGGCAGTTAATTTTTGCGCAACTTCCATTGTCGCTTCTTCCATTTCCAGAAGCGAATGGATTGCTATCTCAAATTCATCATGCTGTTTTGGCATACTCTATCGCTTTGTCTAGTGCTCGTTCTTTTAGTTTACTACGAGAACCGAACCAAGCGTTATGCATTGCTGAATCTCTATCGTATCCCCACTTGTGGTCTACTATAAAAGTAACAGCATTGTACGCACCCCACCATGTACCTTTTGAAGATAGCATGTCTGCTCCTGGTTGTTGCTCTAAAGCTTCATAAACCATACTAGGTGTTTTCTTAAACTCATCTACCATAGTTTGTCGCTTTGCAATCTTCCTAACATCAGACTCATGCTCAAGCTTTATTTGCTCAGTCAATAAGTTTGGTTGAAGAAGGTCTGCTATGAAAGTAACAACGTCATCCTTTTTGTACTTTTTAGTAGTCAAAAATTCTGCTTGTTCTTTATACTCTTTCATTTTATTTGAAGCTAGACCAAGTGCAAGTTCCGCAGAGGAGATAATCTCCTCATCAAAGGCTCTGATATGAGGCATTTTAAAAACACCTCTTTGACCTTCTTGACTCATAGCTAAGCTAAGCGTGTTATTACAGACTACACGAATAGGTGTGAATCTAATTTCATTAGACTTACCCCACTGGTGTGATACTGCTACTAACATGTAACCCTCAACCTTGTCGTCTCCTGGAAGCACAAAACCATCATTGATTTTTGCTAACCCCCAGACTTGTTTACCTTCTTTCAAAGAACCTGCAGTTTCCATTTTCATGTCACCTGCATCAGTGAACTTTTTAAAGAACGTGAACGCGTCACGGTTTTGAGTTGGAATGAAGTCAGGTCCACAAGGTCCAAAAGCCTTTTGATCATTATCACGTACAAGTACATGAAAACCATCAACGGGCATGAACTCAGGGTCTGACTCGTTATACTGAGGAGTGGTGTGTGTAAACATGTGTCGTTTACTAACGGTCCAATCCAATCCAGCTGCCACTAGCATTTCATCAGGTGTCAAGTTATCTTCAACTTGAACTCCTAATCCGTGCCAGGGGACTTCTCCTGCATAAGCCATGGTCTCTACCATATGTGCCATATGTTTTCTCCTGTTTTTATATTAATGTTAAACAACTCACCTAGGAAGTAGTAACTACTTAATAGGTGAGGTAAGCATATAGCTGACTAAACGATTGTAAAGGGTTATGTTAAGAATGGCTAGTGAATTGCGAACATTTGTTTAAATAAAAAATGGGCTGACATCCGTGAATATGTTAGCATAAATATGCTAGAATGCCAGCCCACTATGGGATCATCGGCACCAGAGTTATTAACAACTCTGGCTGGAAATGCTATTATGAAACAGCCAACTCCCACCGCAGGTGTTATTTATTCCCCACCGCCTGCTGGGGTATCAATTCATAAAACTCAGTCAGTTAGTGTGGCTACGGTTAGAAGGTGCCAATTTCATTCTAACATTCGTTAACTGCACCACATAGCCACACCAACCTAGTAAATAAACACTTGAAATATCTAATGCCTTATTCATAACTCTGGACAAAAGGCTCCATTATGTTGCCCACTAGGTCAATCAACCTATTTATTTACTTACCTATAGTTTAACTATGATTATACGAATGTAAAAACATTTATTTACTAAATAAAATGTTTCTTAAAGCGTTCCAGTCGTAAGGAGCACTTAGTTCTAATAGGCTAGGATGCTTTAACCCTTGATCTCTTACCTCACGTGCGTCTAGTCCAGAAAAAAGATGCAATGTTCTTTTGTCAGTACCTACTAATATATAAGTAGCCACCCCTGCTCTTCCGAACTTAACTAACCAAGAAATTTGCTCAGGTCTTAGCTTAACTGCATTAGTCGTCGTGACTTTAAGCTCTACCCAGCAGCAGTTGGAATCATAAACTCCAAATACATCAGCTATACCTCTACCAGTTCCACCTGTTTCTACCCTTTGCCAAAGGACGTCATCAAGTTTATCCCTAAGGTTGTTCCAAAGATTACTCTCTTTCACCAGACAGAGTTATCATTTTTGCACCCTGCTCACTCATCCACTTACGCATGAGTTCATGGAGTCGTTTACCTTTAACCCCTAGTTCTTTTAAAGAATCTTCCTTGCTTTTGTATCTGATATACCCTTGATAGTAGTCTCCGTTACCAAGCTGACAACGACGTATAATCTGCCAAACACGTTGCTTGGTGAGCTTGTACTCATTGGCAAGACCATCCATCGTTATGCCACTACCTTTATATTCTCTGTAGATTTGACTATTTCTATCAAATTGTACTTTTTGATCAGCTTCACTAATCCCTTTCATTAAATGCCTCCTCATAAGACGTTGTTGCATTACCCCAAGTTGTACCTAATTCGGCATCAACTAAGTTGGGGACTTCTAATTGAACACAGTTCTCCATTATTTCTTTTATTTCTTTTGCTTGTTGTTTTGTTTCTACTGATATATCTAGTTCATCGTGTACTTGTACGTGCGGAACATAACCTTCTTTATATAGGTCGACCATAGCTTTCTTTGTCATATCTGCTGCTGAACCTTGTATCAAACGATTCAGTGCCTTATAAGTGTATGATCTTACTATATTTTCTTCCCCCCACTTCTCTGAAGCTTCGGGGTAGGCTAGAGGTATGTTACGTTGACCACGTGGTTCAAAAAGATTAAAGCGACACTTTCTTCCCAGTAACGTAGTTACATGACCACGATTACTAGCGTTACGCATACAGGAATCAGCTAATGCTTTAACAAACGGTACTCGGTGGTGGTACTTAGCAATTAAGTCCTCAGCTTCGGTATCTGAAATACCAAGCATTGAGATTAATTTCTTTTTACCCATACCATAAGAGAGAGCCAAGTTAATGTCCTTTGCCTGTTTTCTGGGGATGTTAGCCATGTCCGCCACTATCTGGTGGAAGTCTGCATTCTGATCCCTATACTGTTCAACAGCATTTTGTGCTCCTGGCTGATTAGTGAGAGAAGCATAATGTACAGTCAGTCTGGGTTCTTGCTGGCTATAGTCAAACGCTCCCCATAAACACCCCTCCTCAGGGATAAAAAGCCCACGTATCAAAGGTCCAAGTTCTGGGTCTCTAGCTGGTACTTGTTGCAGGTTAGGTGTGCTATAGCTAAATCTACCAGTTACCGTACCCCCATCATCAGAACGTAAAGGATGCATTTGACCATGTATCCTGCCGTTATGTGAGTGCTCAAATATCATCTTTTCTATGAAGGTAGTACGCATCTTATTATATCTACGTGCCTTCACAATAGATTGAGGTAACTCGTGTGAGTGACCTTCTAACCATTGAGCAGTAAAGCTGGGTTGATTAGACTTAGGTGTTCTAGGGTAAGTTAGATTAGCTTTATCAAAAGCTTTGGCTATTGACCTAGCATTCCACACCTCTATAGGTACACCGTAATCTTTTTTGATTTGATCCAGTAATCTTTTTTCCTCACCCTTTAGGTAATGGGACTTTTCGTCTGCAGCATTTTCGTCAACACGTACACCTCTCCACCGCATCTCAATGAGTAAGGGGAGTAAGTCTCTTTCTAAACCATAGATTTGATTAACCTCTTCTTTTTCCATAAGTTCTTTTAAAACCTGCCAAAGTTTTAAAGTCAAAACAGCATCTTGTTCAGCATATGGTCCAACGTAGTTAGAAGGAAGCTTCCACATTTCAGCTTTAGGATCAACCCCAAAAGAATGTGCTGCTTCTCTAAGTAAAGACTCATCCTTACGTTCACCACAATACTCTGAACCTAATGAATCTAGAGAATATCTATTTCTATTTTCATTAACTAAAGGTGCAGCAATCATTGTGTCTTGGATAGTGCCTGTTACCTCAACTCCTAACCTTTTTAACCAACCCACATCGTACATAGCGTTATGGAATATTTTGTCTGAAGAAGTTGCCATCTGTTTTTTAAGCCAGTTAACAACAAAATCTTTTTCTAAATTCCCACCACCCTGATGTTTAAATGGCAAATATCCTGACCAACCCTCAGTAGCTACTGATACCCCTACAACTTCACCTGTATCCGTAGCCCATCCTGGACCTTTTAATATAAGACCTGGATCACAAGTTTCCAAGTCTATTGCTATTTCCTTAGCAGAACTTAAATCAGGTAAGTTTTGTGGAGGAGACCATTTGCTTTCTGGAGCAAAGAGAGGCATTTGTTGTGTCATATATCCTCCTTATCTTTAATTTCAGTATGTAAAGCCTCAACTAAAAACCAAAAAAGAAAGAAGGGAAGGAAGAGTAATCCCAATAGGACAAATAATGCTATCTCCCACCATTTACTGAATATAGGTACTTCCATAATTACATCTCCGCGTTGTCGTCATCAAAGTAAATTATGGCATAAGCAGGTGCAGCAAAGCAGACAATAATAGCTATGATACGCAGTATATCTATTAATATTTCCATTACTCTATCCCCCAAGAACCATTCTTATTAACCCAACCTTTTTCAATAAGCTTTTTTTCTACAGCCTTTTCTTCTTTTGAAACTTCCGCCAATAAAGACTCAAGTTCTTTTCGTCTGGTTTCCAGTTCTTTTTCTCGTTTCATTAAATCAACGCTCAAGACTGCATCTTGTTCGTCTTTCATTAAGTTAGCTTTCTTTTTAGCCATTGGTTTTTCTCCCTTTTTTATTATTAATTTATAAATTGGGTCATTATCATCAAACCAACCCAATCTGTTTTTTGTAAATAGCATCGTCACTCCTGCTACTATCCCCACTCCTCCCAAAGTAATGCTTGTAGCTATCAGTAAAGCTATAGTCAAACTACTGGCTTGCCCTAATTCAAACTGTGATACTCCAAAATAAAAAGACGGAATTGATACAGTCAGTATCAAAAGTGCTTGTTTATTTCTTTTTATCATTATTTTTTCTTAGCTTTTTTGCGAGTTACCTTAACAGCTTTTTTCTTTGGTGCTTTACCACCAACATAAGCTTCATTAACGTCAGGTGTTGATTTATCATCAGCTTTATATGTACCTTTTTTAGTTCTAGCACGTTTAGGCTTCTCTTCAACCACATTAGCTTCTTCTATGCTATCAGGGAGATGTTCTTCAGGTCTATACTGATCAAGTATAACTTCTCCTGCTTTTTCCATCTCTACCTGTTTTCTTTTCTCTTCAAAAGGACTTACATAAGCTTCCCTATGTTGTCGCATTGGGCTTTTTGAATCTTTCCCAAAGATTTTCTTCCAAAATCCAAACATAATTAACCTCCTTTGGTGATATGTTCTTCAACTAATAGTAAATAGCGACGAAGGTCTTGTATATCATCTAGGATACCTTCATCACGAGGGTCCGCAGCAAATGCTTTAAACACATCGTAATTATGGGTTTGTACCTGTAACTCAATACGATCCCACTTCCTCGCCAACATCATGAAGGCTCCTACACCTCCACGCTTACGCCATGAATCGCCGTAAGACTTTTCTGCTTGATCCAGACATTCTGCATCATTTAACGCAATCTCTTTAATTCTATCTTTTGCCATAATCCTTACATATATTTTTATATGCACACCACCGACATGAGTTATCAGAAGGGGTGGCTGTAAATTCTACATCAGTGCACATAACAGTTGCACGTTCAGTGAACTTAACTTGAACTTCCTCTACTTCTTCTCTCGTACAAGCATGTCTTGTTATTTTTTGATGGTCTAAATACCATAACTCCGTCTCTACGTTTTCTAGGTCTGGAAACCGACTAAAAACCCCACATGCATAAAGAGAACATTGATCTCTATACCCTGTCTGGTTAGACCAATATTTTCCTGTTTTAAAATCGATTACCTTCCCAAAGGCTTCCTCTTTTAAAAAGGCATCTATTTTATAACGTCCCCAAGTAGTGTCCCCACTCCAAGGAGCAATAGCCCATTCTTTATCAAAAGCCCAGTCCTGTTCTACGTGTACCTTTTTCGCTAACCAGTCCTCTCTTAGCTTTTCAAAAGCTTCACTGAACAATCTTAATTCTTTAGGCATTATCTTTAGCTTACCTACGATATAGTCCTCAGCTAGTTGATGAATTCTAGTACCCCTTTGAGCAGCAGGATGCTGTTCCTGTGGTATTTTCTCCACATAACTATAGTACGCTTTCTTAGGACAACTTTCATAAGTTCCTAACCTACTATAAGACCAACGGTCTATGTTTGTCATAATACTGCCTCAATATCTTTATTTGATTCTTTCTTTTCCAACCTACGTTCTAACCACTGTTTACAAGCTAAAGCCCAGTCCTTTGCTTTGATTTGCTCTGTGGTCTTTAAAGCCATATCAATGGCAGCGTCTTTATACAGTGCGTAACTTTTAGCAATTGGTACAGCAACTTCTCTAAAGAAAGGATCAGTGTATGGTTTCTCTTCCAACTTATACGCTTTATGCTTGTACCTTTTTAGGTCATACATAAACAAGGCTAATTCACTAAACCAAGCATTATAATCCACACTTATAATACTATAAGGTTCGACAGCATCAGATTCATAAATATTAGCCACCCCTGTTAGTGGATATCTAAACGAATAATAATCAAGTCTCCCTATAGACTCATAGAGAGGTTTATAAACCTCTTCGTAGGCATGAAAACTATCACTAATTTGGTGGTATTCACCAACATTTACCCCAATCGCTCCAGCCATAAATTCATGGAGCATGGACATATGAACAACATTGGCACCGTATGCTCCCCAAATCATATCATTACTTCTGCAACAGACTGTCATATGTAGTTTGTGTTGTCTAATTTTAAAATAGATATTGGTGTTACAAGGTACGTCTCTGCTTTGATGGTTTAAAAGATCAAAAGGATCCCACATCTGTAGGACACATCTTCTACTGTTTGAATCTTCTTGTAAGATTTTAATTATTTCTGGTATTTGGTCATAGTATTTGTGTCTCCAGCGATGACCATAAGCACCATTAAGTGTTTTACCGTCATCACTAAAATCAGCCATACGTTTAACATAAAACGCTACAGTCTCCACATCTCTATCACCGTTTAACATCCATAAACCTTCTAGGAAATGAAAGAAAGGGTTGGCGTCTCTAACCTTAGAAAATAAAACCCTTTCACACGGTTTTGTGTAAGTTGTGGTTACAGGGCACGTGGATTCTATAACCCTTCCTGTTCTGCTTTCTCTCCACTCCCCTTCTATCTCAAGGTGCTCTATCCCTAAGATAAGTGCGTCATTTACGTTTCTAGCCTTGATAACTTGCATATGCTTTCTTCCAACTTATAACTACGTCCTGTCTTTTACCCCAACCCCAAGCAGTCTTAGTTTCTTTTTCCACAACACGTACAAAATCATCATGTAGCTCTTTCATTTTTAAAGCAGATTCTGCCTGTACCTCTGGGCTTCTGTAAGTAGAGCAACCCCCAGCAGCATTAGATTGCTTTTGTCCTTGAGCATAAAAGAAGCTAACCTTATTAGGAACACCTGCCCTTAGTAATTGAAGTGCTACATCAAAATCTTCCATAACAGTTACCCTACCGTGTTCAACTTTATCTCTACACATATCTAGGTCGTAAGCTAGTGTTCTTATATACCTAGTATTCTCAGCTGATAAATCTTTTACTCGGTTATTACCTTCCCTAGCACTAACACCACAGTGTCCATAACCTTGATCCATCCATTCATCTAATAACCCAAAAACTCCGTGGTATTCTTCTGGCTCTAAATAACGTAAGTGCCAATCGGTAGGACTTTTTCTTACATAAAACCTTAAATCATCATCTAGCATAACGATACGTGGGTCATCTGAATTATCCCAGATATATTGCCTAACCCCTGAAATACCTTTGATTTCTTCGGGGACAATTAAAAGGTTATCATGTACTTTAGCATAATCCTCTTCCTCAGAGGCATCAATAACTAAAGTAGTGTTAGCCTTTATTTCATCAGGCATAAAGGATAACGTAATTTGTTCTTTGTGCCTACTCTTGCTTGGTATAAATATTTTCATGTTTCCCAATCCTCCTTCTTTCTGTTTGGTTTATATTGTGCTCTTGGTTTACCTTGACCCAAACGCACACGCTCATATTTATCAAATTCGCAAAGACAATGTTCTATATCCCTCATTTCTAGAACAGGTACATGATTTTCTATATACCTGTCACTAATCATCAATAGATCATACATCTCACGACAAGATTCTTTTTTAGATAAAGCATTTTTAATGTCTCTACCGTGTATTCGGTTTAATCCCCTAACTGCTCCTGGACCAGCATTAGCCCAAGTGGTTATATCATCGGCATTCTTTAAGTATTTTGTATGCCGTAAGTCAGTGACCACCTCATAAGCCATAAACCCACTAAATCCAGCATAAGGGAGATATTCTTTCCAACTTAGTTCTAGAGAATTCATGTGCAATTCTGGTGGTTTATTATACAGAGGTGTTAGGATCTTGTCTATAGTTTGTTCTACTTTAGTTCCGCCTAAAGTTCCAGTTAACATATAGGCACCTGTGTAAACCTTTTTCTTAGCATCCATTCTAGCCTGCATAATTTTCTTTACCCTCTCAGGTTCCCATGTATCGGGAAATCCTATTTCTTCTAAAGTGGATGGCCAATTTATTTGTCTGGCTACTGCCATAGCAAAGGGAACATTAGGGTGATCCATATAAGGCACACACCAGTTCTGCCTAATCCATTTTGTAACAGTATCTAGTTCTCTAAACACATTACAGAAGCTATACTTAATAAGTATTTCATCTTCTGTCCAAGGGTAGTCTGCCCCTGCTTCTTTGTTTAAGTATATGGCATGTCTTTCATTTATAAAATCAAAGAAATCCCTGTGTCTTTTTGCTTCGTTTAGTTTCATCATATATACCACTTTACTATAACTACTTTACTATGTATAGACATTAGTAGGCAATTGTAAAATACTTGTTCGTAGAGGACTGTATGACATGTAGGTTCTGTCTAGTCCTAGTTATGCCAACATAAAATGTTCTATTTTCTGTGTCGGGGTTATGTGTTAATTCCTCCCATGTACTACCTGCCACATCGGTGAGTAAAACTACGTTATCTGATTCCCCACCTTTAGAGGCATGTATGGTTGTTAGTTTTATTCTAGGTGTGTTTGTGTTTTCATTTCTTCTAAGACATGAAATCAAATACTCCCTTTCCTTTACACCTAGTCTATCAAAAGCTTCATGCCAAATACTATCTACAAGTAGTCCATGACTACTCTTTAAGTTTTCCAACGTATAAAAGGAATCGGTATCAGCATGTGTTAAACGCTTCTTCCCTCTTTCAATACCTTTCCCCACTGACATGTAGGAGTAGATAGCTTTTACCCTTTCAAAAGGGACAGCTTCCCCTTTTCTTAACATTTCCCATGCTCTTATTGCTAAAAGAAGGTTCTCACTTACGGATAACGTATTATTTCTTTGATAAAGATATCCTAACGAACGTAGGTGTCCCTGTACGTTGTTTAAAAGGTAGTTATTCCTAGCAAGCACTAACCATTCACCTTCACTAAAGTCTATGTGCTCATAAGAACGATGGTATTTTATTGATCCCTCTTCTTCTCTAGGAATCCATTCTTTTGTTCTTCTTTCCTTTACCCTTTTTATAACGTCTTGAGCAACTTTGTGCACAGCTTTTGGTACTCTATAAGATTGAGTAAGTGCTATGATGTTACCTTTAAGACCTATAAACTTTTCTACATCAGCCCCTGCCCATTTAAAGATAGCTTGGTCATCGTCTCCCGCTATATAGACATGCTCAACATCTTCAGATAATTTTAAAATACACTGCCATTGTAACGCAGATAAGTCTTGCGCTTCATCAACTATAAGGACATCTAACTTAGGGATAGAAGTTAGTTCAATAAACTTTTCAAGCATATCGGTGTAGTCCACTAAAAAATTAGAGTCTTTATACTTCTTATAAGACCTACAGAACCAGTCGTAGTGTAGCCATGAAAAATCAGGATTACTTTTATTATATTGAGTTTTGTGATCTAAACATTGATTTCGACCAGTATTCTCTAAAAATAACATTTTGTCTGCAGTCGTCGTGACTCTAACGGCACCTTCTAGCATGTTCCAGCTGCCACTTAATTTTTCGCCCAAAACTTCACCAAGTTCTCTGTAGTTACTACCTGCCATAACATCTGCTTTACCTAATTTTAAAGATTGATAACATAGTGAGTGTATCGTACGGAAAAAGGGTAAGTCATCGGTATCTAAATCAAACTTTTGTGTTGCTCTAGTGAGGGCTTCGTTTGCAGCTTTCCTAGTGAAAGCTAAGTACCCTATTCTGTTAGGGGCAAACCCCTTCTCTATTAATTCTTCAGTCTTTTCCAGGAGGAAGGTTGTCTTCCCTGTTCCTGGTGGACCTACCACTATATTCCACATACTCTTCCCATCTTTGGAATGTTTTGGTTTCCATGTTCCAAAATAAACCTTTATAACAATTTTCCATTAAAATGCCTCCTCATTCATATCTGGGGTGTCTAAGCCATCGTCTTCATACTCAAAGGCACTTATCGCCCAGACGTTTACACCTTTCTTTTTGATATTCCAGAACTCATGTACTGCTCCTAAGTCTTTTAGTTTAGAAGCCATACTATTTAAAGGAAGATCGGTAAATCTATGCTTCATTAAGTAATCCCTTAGATCACTTAACCTAAAGAAAGTTTTACCTTCTTCTGTCCATGGTTTTCCTAAAAGGATTTCCTCTTTAGCTTGTGCTTGGGCTAAGTCAGTGCAAAAGGATTCAAGGTGTTCCATAAACTGTCCTTCTATAGAAGCATCTTCACTTACTTCTATTATCTCCATACCACTACCCATTAAATGTTGTACTAAGTTTTGCCAACCTCTTTCGTTTAATCTAGGGGGCATTAAATTAAGTTGTTCCATACAAACCCTTTGAAACTTAATTTGGTTTTGTAATTGTTCGGTTGTTAGTTCTATACGTCTGTCATCAATAGACATAAACCATAAAGGCGGTCTTGTGTCTAGTTTAGCTAGACTAGAAAAGGTAGGAGCACCATGTGCATCGCCAACCCCATGCTTACAAGTTAAACACTTATTCCTATTACAGTATGAGCGTATAGGTTCATCCCCACACTTATAATTGTACTCTTTCTTTGAAAGGGTTTTAATTAAGGTTAATACCTCTGACGCAGGAAGAGGAGGGTGAACATACTTCCTATTAAAATCTTCTATCTTCTTCTCCCACTCATCTGGGTGGGCTTTCTTTAGATAAACACCTATATTAAATAAGCCATTATTCCTTGTACCTTCTGGGAAGCCTTGTTTTAACAAAACCTTTAAACATGGTGGACCATCAATTAATTCTTCAGCGTTAGGTATTTGTATATTGTTTAATTGTTCTCTGGTTACTTTACGTTTTTCAGCAAAGTTTAGAAAAGCTTCGGGGTTTAAATGCATTCCATTATTGTCATAACCGTACCTTGTAGAACTGTCTCCTCCAAAATAAGGCATATTCAACCATGATCCTACATCACTACGGTCTACGAGTATCTCCCTTTGTTTAGGGAATATCTCCACACCACCATAACCTAATGAAGCTGATAAATCTCTTAGTACATCTTGCATTTCCCCTGCTGGTACAAATTCTTTTGTGAATAAAAATATGTGAGCACCACCACTTTTACTACGACAAACAACTAAAGGAAATTTTAAGTTTTCTACCATTCCTACTAGATGTTTAAATTCTAGGGGGTAGACATCTACATCAATACAACCCCAACAAACCCTGTTCTCTTCGTTTATCGGTATAACACCTATACCGTAATTACCTTCTAGGTGACTGTTCCAATGCTTTAGTTCTGCGCCACCGCTTCTTATAGTTTTACCTATACCTTTTTGTTTAATGTCGTTGCTGTCACTAATTTCAAATGTACCATGTGCTCGACCTGAGCCTTTAAAAAGTTCATAAAATTTCTGTGCAGTTTCTTTCATCTATTCTCTTAATAAGCAAGTAAAAGTGGAGGACATAAATTTGAGGATAAAAGATCCCCCACCCTACTCGGTAGCTTTACGCTACTTCGTCTTGAGACGTGTAACTTATAGCGTTAACAGTACCGCCAAACTCTTTAGCAGATGTGTATAAATCTGCTTCGGTGTCTATTAACATACCTAAGTTAGTTACGTTCCAACCATACCAACTACCAGAATCATTTGATTCGGGCACGGAAGTCAACTTGTATTTATGACTATAAGTTGCAGGAGTGAACATTTGTCCATCTGAACTTTTAATCTTAATACTTGCCATCATGGAATTCCAGCGTTTAGACTTCTTAAGTTGTGTACCTGTCATGGCTAACATAACTGGAGTAAAACTACCGTCTTCCTGGACCTGCAAAACATAATGGTTTGCAGTTGTTTGTATAGTATTACCATTAGGTAGGATGTCCTGATACCTTTCATTCTTCGTAGTTTGTTGAAGAATAGCAGCATCATCGTAGGTAGCAATTAAACCACCACCTCTCTCTGGACCCCATTCTAGGAATACACGTTTATAAGTAACAGGAATAATAGTGATACCTTCTTCACCAGACCAAAACTCGTTTGATACAGTATTAAAGATATCCCCAACACTTATTCCATCTATAAATGCACCGTCATGTTTTTGAACTTGTGGGCTCAAAGCCTGTGTAAGTTTTAAACGAGGGATCACAAGATCATCCTGTGTTACATTCTCAAGACCTGCTCCTGCGTCATCCATAAAGTTGACAGCAAGTGCAGTTCCACCTTTTTCTTCTTTTTTTGCTAATTTTTCTTCAGCCATTTTTTATTTACCTTTTTGTTATTTTGGTTTTTTGACCTACATATATATTTAAGGTGTCAAAAGGGAGGTCGTTACCTTTCTCTACCTGCTCTCTAACGAAACCCTTCAAAGTCATCGGCTCTACCCATTCCTTTTGTTCAGGGTGGAAACCTTGACTATCAAGTTTTTCTAATAGAGAGGATGCAGTATCATCTTCAGCTCTACCAAAGCTTACTGACACTGTATTTTTAATTAAATCCGCATGTCCGTTCTTACGAAACCAATCAAAAGCTTCTTCTTTATTGTCTGTGGTTATTCTTGCACTATAAAAGGGAGTGACACTTACTTTTGTGCCATCCACTAAACTAAACTCTGAAACACCCACTTCTTGGAGAGCCTCAGGGAGTTGTACCTCAGCAATTTCTTTGAGTTCTTGTTTTATTGATTTTAATTCTGATTCTTTTTCAAAAATCTTTTCTTCCAGTTGTGATTGTTTTAACGCTAATTCTGAAATGGTTTTTAACCCTCTATCTTCTACGTTAACACCCATCTCCTTTTTACTATCTTCTTCTATACTTTTTAATATTGTCATTTATACCTCTAGTTTTATTGAATAATATTTATACTCTCTATTATCCCACTTTAGTATTTTTGCACTATTTTCATTAGAAAGTAAAGCGAAATGTGTAGCAACTCCTATTGCCACAGGATCCCCTATTAATAATAAGTAGTCATCATCACTAAAGTTTTGAAGAGAGTCTTTGATTTCAGAGGTAACTGATTCAGGTTCGTACATGATATTGTCCTCTTCAGATAATATAAAGTTCAACTCACCATATTCGGTAGCTGACAATATATTTTTCTTTTTATCGGGTTTTTGAACCACGTAGACTGTCATAGTTTTCTCTTTTATCTTGGATAGAGTATAGTCCTATATAGGGGATAAGTAAAGTGATAATAATACAAATGTACTATTAGCTATTATATGGATGTAAATTTTTTAAAAAATAAAAACAGTTTTTGGACAGTTTTAGCCAATAGCCCAATATATTTTCATTTACTTTGTTAATTTACAGAGGGTTTTCGTTATATTGAGTAAGGCTATTACCTCAATATTGGGTGTTTTACTCAATATCTGGTGATTACGTGTGTTTAAATCTTTTTAAATGGCTTTACTTATATTATTTCTTATTATATCCTTATCTTGGATAATTAGAGTGCACATCTTAAAAATTCTATTCACATGAACTCTAGTTATCTACTTAGATTAAAGAGACTATATGCTAGAATACCAATATAAGACAAAACCTTATGATCACCAGAAAGATGCTCTTGAGAAATCATGGGAAAATACAGAACACGCTTTATTTATGGAGATGGGTTGTGGTAAGTCTAAGGTATTATTAGACAATATTTCTATCCTTTATTTAAAAGGTTTAATAAATTCTGCATTAATAGTTGCTCCTAAAGGGGTTTATGATAATTGGGTTGACGGTGAAATACCTACCCATGTACCAGACTACATAGATAAACAAGTTTACAGGTGGTCTCCCTCTGAAACTCAGAAAAACCAAAAGGAAAGGGAAGAGATACTAAAGTTTTCTAAAGATTTAAATTTTGTTATAATGAACATAGAGGCTTTCAGTACAAAGAAAGGCACAGATTTTGCTTCTAAGTTCTTACTTAATAAAAGGGTGTTGTTTGCTATTGATGAAAGCACTACCATAAAATCACCAAGTGCTGCAAGAACAAAGAACACTTTACGTTTAGCAAAGTATGCAGTTCACAGAAGAATTCTTACTGGGTCGCCAGTTACTCGTAGTCCTTTAGACCTGTATACTCAGTGTGAGTTTTTAGATCCAGCTTTACTGGGTTTCAGTAGTTACTATAGTTTTAGAGCAAGGTATGCTGAAATGGTTGATAGAAGTGCAGGTGGTCGTACCTTTAAGCAAGTTATAGGGTACAAGAACTTAGATGAATTAAACGAATTACTACAACCTTTTAGTTACCGTATATTAAAGAAAGATTGCTTAGACTTACCTGATAAAGTGTATACAACTCGTAAGATAGAGATGACACCTGAACAAAAGAAAGCTTATGATGAAATAAAAAGATACGCTATGACTGAACTCAGTAATAGTGAACAAGTTTCAGTTACTTCGGTTATTACTCAACTACTGAGACTACATCAAATATCCTGTGGGTTTACTAGAACAGATACAAAACAAGATGTAGAGTTAAAATCAGCTAGGTTAGAGGAGTTAATGAATATATTAGAAGAAACAGAAGGAAAGGTAATAATATGGGCTAATTACCGCTACGATATACAGAGGATTTTAAGAGCCATACAAGACCAGTATGGTAAAGGCTCAGTAGGTGCTTATTATGGTGATACTACAGACGAGGATAGACGTAAAACAGTGAAATTATTTCAAGATAAGACAAGTGAATTGAAGTACATCGTAGGTAACACACAAACAGGGGGATATGGAATCAATTTAACTGCTGCAAATACAGTGGTCTATTACTCTAATAACTTTGACCTTGAGAAGCGTTTACAGTCGGAAGACAGAGCACACAGAATAGGGCAAGTTAATAAAGTCACCTACATCGACATCATCTGTAAGAACACAGTAGACGAAAAGATTGTTAACTCATTAAAAGCTAAACAAGATATTGCTTCTAAAGTGCTTGGTGAAGAAAAGTCTTGGCAAGATTGGATAGTCTAGCCAATATAAGATACGTTTTTATACTGGGCTTTTAGTCTGGTTTCTTTATTAAAACCCTGTTTCTTTAAAGACTTAGAAGGTTTATGTACCGTGACCTGTTTCTTTCTTACGTTTACTGGTTTAGGTAAAGTCATTATACCTTCACGAACTGGACCACCCTCTTTTAATTCTTTCAAAGGCTTAGGAGTATTATACATTAATTGACCAGTGTCTTTATCCCTTATTCCTTTTATCATCTTCCCGTCAAGGACTTGTAGATTTAATGTACCTTCCTCAACTGTGGTGTAACCTTTCCAACCCCTTTCTTTAACCCTTTCGGAAACTGTTTCTAAAACTTCCCAATTTGATTTTTCCCAATCTTTTAAATCCTTTATATTATCCATTGTAACTTTATCAAATGCAGCTTCTTTTTCAGCTAGAACCCTGTCATTTCTTAAAGTACCGTCCTTTTTAAATAAATCCTTCTTAATCTTTTTTCTTTCGTTTTTGTATTCGGTAGCTATGTATTCCCTATGTTTAGGGTTTCTATAATCAAGAATCTTATTAGAATATTTTTTATCTAAGACCGTAGGTATAACTCTTGCGTTGATGTCTTCTCCTGCTGACCTGTTAGCAAACTTATCGGCAAACTTATGGTCAGAAGTAACAGAAAAAGAATTACCTCTACCAACAGGAGCCTGCACTCCTAATTCATTACCTTTAGAACCCATTCTTTCAAACCTTATGGGGTCGTTTGTTCCATGGTAGCTGGGTTTGTCTACAAAAATTTCTTTTACATTCCCTTGACCTTTAACCTTAGGAGCACCTCTCCAGGCTGCGAGAGGATTACGGGATGCAGCTTTTGCTCTTAAACTTGTAATACCACCAAGAACTTTATCTTGAGCAGGTTGTGGTAATTGTTGAAAACCTTTTTTACCTAGCCACCCTGCTCCTCGGATTAATTTATCACCTGCATACATTTCTAATGGAAGTTTTAACATTGCTAATTCTCTGTTCAACCATTCAGGAGGTATGTCTCCCCTTCCTTTACCAAAATCTGTGGAACCGTAATTCCTAACCATAGAATCGGCTAGTTCTTCGGCAGTAAACATAGGTCTTGGTGGATTTCTTCTTTCTCCTGGCAGCATGATTTTATTTTAACTCCATGTGTAAACTTGTAAAGGCTTTTCTTTTCCTTTGACACTTAAAGGCTCTAGTTCTTTTAGTTGATGATCGCTTTTTATAGCAGTGCTGTACCCTATCAATACATCAACACCTGCTTCCTTAGTTCCTGATTCTAATCGTGCACCTGTGTTGACTGCGTCCCCAATAGCAGTATAGTCAAACCTTGATTCACTACCCATGTTGCCTATAACTGCGTAACCTGTATTAATACCCACACCAATAGCAACAGGGGGTAATCCTTTATGAGCAAGTTCATAGTTTAAATCGTCCATGTTTTTCTGTATGTCTCTAGCACAGTCTATAGCTTTATTCTCATGAAAGTCTTGGTCTATTGGTGCATTAAATATAGCCATCATTGCATCACCTATATATTTATCAACCATACCGCCATGTTTCTGAACTGCTTTTTGTTGAGCAGTTAATGCTTTATTCATTATATAAGTTACTTCCTCAGGCTCTAGTCTTTCTGACATTGAAGTAAAACCACGTACATCTGTGAATAAAAAAGTAGCGTATCTTTTTTCTCCACCTAATTTTAAAAGGTCAGGGTTCTTTTGTAGTTCTTTTACTTGTCTAGGGTCTAGATAGTGTTCAAACTGTTTCTTAATCTGTTGTCTGAGTTTGTATTGTTCTCTAAACCTTATATAAAACGCAGTAGAAGCAGTTATGAATTGGGAAATTAATGTCCAAGTAACGTCTATCAACACCCCTTGTTGTATTGTCCAATAACCGTAGAATCCAGTAGAGGACATAAAAAGGACAGCATAAATAATACCAAAAGTTATTCCAAAAAAGTTTATTAAAGCCCAGATGCATAGAATAGAAATAAGTAAGAGAGACAACTCCACAGCTATTGAGTAGTCAGGTATGTAAGGACTATTCTCTATCAAGATACTTTCTGCAAGTGCAGCTTGTATTTTGTGTGGTTCCAATAAACCAACAGGAGTTGCTAACTGAGGCATAATACCTTTAGCAGTAAAGCCTACAAACACAAATTTATTTTCTACGTCCATTTCTTTTAGATCTGTTTGAGGTGTGTCTACCCAACTAATCCATTTACGACCTAAAGAATCAACAGGAACAGGGGACAAACCCTTAACCCTGATTTCCTCTAATCCATTCTCGTTTGTTTTTATAACGTAGGTGTCCGCTCCTGCTAAAATCTTTAACACCTCTGTCCCGTATGCAGGAACCCAACCATCAGGGGTACGAAGAAGTAGAGGTAATCTTCTAACAAGTGAATCAACATCAGTTCTTGCAACTGCTATACCTTGATTAGCATTATTTTTTAAAACCTGTATATTTTCTATAACACCTTTTGAATTAAGACCACCTTTATCATCACCTAGAATAACAGTACCAGTAGTTGGTGGGTACTTTCCGTTGTCGTTTTCAAACATAGCTAGAACACTTGGGGCAAAAGCTAAAGATTCAGTGAACATAAAATCACCCCCAAACCTATCAGGTTGTGGGAAAGCTAATACCCAACCCACACCTATTGCACCTTTGCGTAATAAGCTTATTTGTATTTGTGCGAGAGTCTGTCTGGATAAAGGATAACCACCTTCATTAGCTATGTCCTCTTCGGTTATGTTTAACACAGTAAAATGACCTGAGGGCTTTTCCTCAGTAACTAATGAGTCAAATGTTTTTAATTTAAGTATCTCTAAAGGGGTGAGTTGAAAGACTAAGGGTAAGGTCAATACACCTAATAAACCTAGAAGAGTCAGCCATTTAGTCATACTGGGTTATAGTAACTGTTTTTGTGCAATTAGTTACACAATTGTAAGTCGCTGTAAAAGATTTATCGTTTACTCCACTTTGAGTTACTGCCACGTTGTAATCGTCTTTATAGAAATTGAGTCTGGCGGTATGGTCTCCTGAGCCTGATTGAGTTATTGAGGCTGTTCCATCATCTGCGTCTGAATACCAAAATATATCTGCATCATGGTCTCCTGAGCCTGATTGTGTAATCGTTGTGGTATTCCTATCAGCGTAGTTGTAGTTATAGACGTAAGCGTTATGTTGTCCTGTTCCTGATTGTGTAATGGTTGTAGTGGCATCATCTCCAAATGCCAATATCTTTGCATACTTATTATTTCCAGTTTGAGTTATTGAATAGTTTGTGTCATCTCCTGCCATTAATATCTCACCATGATTGCTGTCGCCTGTCTGCGTAACAGTGCCTGTATTGTCATCTTTATCTAGGTCAAGATACCCATAATTGTTATCCCCATCTTGAGTTATGTTGAAAGTATTATCTGAGTGATTAGACCATTGCGAATATGCTTTGGTCGTATTTCCTGAGCCTGTGGTGTTTAAATTGATTGTTGCCCTAGTACAGGTGTGTGTTTGGTAAACTCCGTTGCTTAAACCACAATAGACTGTGGCATTGTTTGTATACCCTACTTGCTTAATGTTAATGACGGAGTCATCGCCTTTCTGCTGAACAGTAATTGCATTGTTCCCCGCCATTAGTGGGAAACTAATCAGACTGATTAATAATAATCGTACCATCTCCTCCTCCGTTTACTGTTATATCTATTAATTTACCTGCAGATAAAATTTGTATGTT